GCTACTACAAGGGCAAAACGGGCTGGTAAAGCTAAGGGTAAGCAGTTCGTGTCTCAGCCTAAGCGAATTGCAAAGAAGACAGCGAGGTATAGAACATGAGCAGTAACAAGAAAAAAGGTATGACTAAAAAACAGCTTCTTGAGGACGCTGAATTAGAAGTAAATCTTCCCAAAAAATACACTGACCCTAAACCCGGTTCTACTGAAAGACCAATACCAAGAACCGCTAGGCGAAATTTTATTAGGGACTATGTTATGGAAGGCGACGGGCCTGTGCCTAAAAAATACGTGGACTACGCAGATCAGGAAGCCCGAGAAGCGGCTGATGAAGAGCGTCGAGAAACCCGAGGTATGAAAAAGGGCGGTATGGTTAAATCTTCGGCTCCTAAGCGTCGTGGCGATGGATGTATTACCAAGGGGCGCACTAAAGGAAAAATGGTGTAACTATGGCTGAGAAATGGATACAAAAGGCAATCAAAAAGCCTGGTGCGTTACGTAAGTCGCTTGGTGTAAAGAAGGGCGAAAAGATTCCCGCTGGGAAGCTTGCTGCCGCTGCTAAGAAGCCCGGTAAGATGGGGCAACGTGCCCGGCTGGCTCAAACTTTAAAAGGACTTAAGAAGTGACTACTTCTGGCACCAGCGGATTTAACCTAGACCTTAACGACATCATCGAAGAGGCGTTTGAGCGTTGTGGTGTCGAGGTGCGTACTGGCTATGAGCATCGCACGGCCCGCCGGTCTTTAAATCTTTTGACAATCGAGTGGTCAAACCGGGGCATTAATCTTTGGACGATTGAGCAAGGTACGGTTAATTTGGGGCAGGGAACCGCTGTTTATGATGTTCCTGAAGATACTATTGACCTGCTTGACCATGTAATTCGCACAGGCACAGGGACTAATCAAACTGATATTAATATCAGCCGGATTAGTGTTTCTACCTATGCCACAATCCCTAATAAAACAGCTCAAGGGCGCCCGATTCAAGTCTGGTTTAACCGCAGATCCGGTGCTACTGAGTCCTCAGGCATTGCTAAACCGCAAATCAACGTCTGGCCTACTCCTGACCAAGGAACTGTTGGAGATCCATATTACACCTTTGTTTACTGGCGCTTGAGGAGGATTCAAGATGCAGGAAACGGAACCTCGACCCAAGATATACCTTTTAGGATGCTCAATTGTCTGGTTGCAGGTCTTGCGTATTATCTTTCCATGAAGATTCCTGAAGCCATGAACCGAATTGAGATGCTCAAAATGGCCTACGAAGAGCAGTGGATGATGGCGTCTTCAGAAGACCGTGAGAAAGCTGCGCTGCGACTTGCACCAAGGGAGATGTTTTACTAATGCCTAGCAAATACTCTTCCGGCAAAAACGCAATCGCGGAATGCGACCGTTGCGGCTTCAGGTACAAGCTGAAGGAGCTAAAAGAGCTTGTTATCAAGACAAAGAACGTCAATATTCTTGTTTGTCCTACGTGTTGGGAACCCGATCAACCGCAGTTGCAGTTAGGGATGTACCCAGTTAACGATCCGCAGGCTGTAAGAAACCCCCGCCCAGATAATTCTTATGAGTTGTCTGGGGATAACTTAGGTGGTAGTCGAATCTTTCAATGGGGGTTTGCCCCTGTTGGTGGGTCCAGAAATATTGATGATGGTTTAACGCCTAACAACTTGGCTTTAGGCATTACGCTTGGTACAGTAACCGTATCAACAACTTAGGAGTATGTCATGGAATATAAACAACCAAAACCAGTACCAGTCCCTAACACGGCTGGGTACCCCAATAACACTGCCAATACGCAGACTGTTAAGACTCGTGGCACTGGGGCAGCGACGAAGGGCACAAACTCTTCTAAAAAGCTTGGATAAATGAACTACGCTCAGCTCTTTGAAACCATCAAGGGATATTGTGAAAACGATTTCCCAAATACGCAGTTCACCGATTCTAGTGCTGCGACGGGCACCTTTACGTCCAAAGAGCAGATTGATACGTTTATTCAACAGGCTGAACAAAGGATCTATAACTCCGCGCAATTTCCGGCCATCCGAAAGAATGTCACTGGAACATTGTCAATAGGAAATAAGTACCTTTCATCACCTTCCGACTTCTTGGCTACGTATTCTTTGGCTGTCATTGATGGCGATGGCAACTACGAGTATTTGCTAAACAAAGACGTAAATTACATTCGCGCTGCCTACCCCAACCCATCTACTACTGGAATACCAAAGTATTACGCTTTATTTGGCCCAACAACAACCAATGACAGCCCACCAATTATTACCAACGAATACAGTTTTATTCTTGGGCCAACACCAGATGCTGCATACAGTGTTGAATTGCATTACTACTACTACCCTGAGTCTATCGTTACTGCATCTACAACTTGGCTTGGGGATAACTTTGATTCTGCCTTACTGTACGGGGCACTTTGCGAGGCATACACCTACATGAAGGGTGAGCCTGATGTTCTTGCTAATTACACAAAGCGTTATGAAGAGGCCATGATTCTGGCTAAGCGTCTTGGTGATGGCATGGAGCGCCGCGATGCCTACAGGTCTGGTCAGGTCAGAATGTCGGTGAACTAAATGGCATTTACTGGAAACTACACATGTAATTCGTTCAAATCGGGCCTTATCAATGGAGACTTTGACTTTGATACGGACATTATCAAGATGGCGTTGTACACCAATAGCGCAACATTAAATGCGGATACAGCAGCCTATACTTCAACAGGAGAAGTCTCAGCCTCGGGTTATACCGCAGGGGGGGTTACTCTTACTGTCGAGAAGGGCATTTCTAGCAACACAGCGTACATCAGCTTTGAGAACGCATCAGTCTCTGCCGCTTTTACTGCGCGGGGTGCGTTGATTTATAAGGATGGCGGCGCTGCAATTTGTGTTTTAGACTTTGGGTCGGACAAAACTTCAACGACAACATTTACAGTGACGTTCCCGACAGCAAGTTCAACCGACGCTTTAATTCGACTTTCGTAAGGAGTAAGACATGTTTAGTGAAATTGCAGCCGGATCAGACAAGGTCGAAGCTGGCGTAGACAAAAATGACTGGATGAACGACAAAGTTCGTGCGGGTGGCGTCTTTACTGTTGAGTGTTTTGACAAGGACGGCAATCTCAAGTGGAAAGAGTCTGCTCACAACCTGGTTGTTAATGTCGGCCTTCAGGACATGAATGACAAGTATTTTGACGGTTCAGCCTATACCGCAACTTGGTATCTTGGCTTAGTCACGGGACCTGGTGGAAGTAATACTTACGCTGCCGGTGACACTCTTGGCGCTCATGCAGGATGGACGGAGTTTTCAAGCTACACAGGAAACCGTAAGTCCGTGACATGGAACGGCGCCACTTTGGCTGATCCTTCGGTTATGTCAAACAGCAGCTCGGCATCATCGTTTGCAATTACTGGGTCGGGCACGGTGGCTGGTGCGTTTTTGGCGAGCGTAGACACAGGGACATCAGGGATTTTGTTTTCTGTTTCTAACTTCCAATCGCCCGGGGATCGTACTGTAGCCAATGGCGATACGTTAAACGTGACGTACACATTTAGCCTTGATGCTGCGTAAGGAGTTATAAATGGCAACGAAATTTCAAAAAGATCAACAGGTTAAAGTGGATGCTGCTGTTCCGACTGGACCAGTCCTAGCTTTTCGCATGAACGAAGAAGGCGTTATTTACTGCCTGGTGCAATGGACAGATAAAGACGGAATTGAAAAAACCCGTTGGTTTAAAGAAGACGAATTGGTGGCGGTGTAATCAGTGTGTTTGGCGCTCTTCCTTTCACTGTAGCGCCATTTGCTGCGCTTGGTAATGTAACGCTCTTTGTTACAGTCTCGGAGTCGGCGACAGCCAGCGAGATTGCATCGGCGGTAGGGACGTTTTTTGCCAGCGTTCAAGAGTCTTCTCAGGGGTCGGATTCCATATCAGGCTCCCTTGTTGTTCCAGGCAGTATTACAGAATCGGTGTCGGGCAGTGACTCCGATACAGCCATTCCAATATTTGTACGTTCTGTTCAAGAATCGGCTACAGCTTCGGATGTAACCAGCGCCATCGTTACGTTTGTTAGTGCAGTGCAAGAATCTGTACAGGCGTCTGATGAGATAACGGTTACGGGGATATTTAATCCTTCGGTTGCTGAAGCTGCGCAGGCTTTGGAGCAGGTCTTTGCCGGGGTTATTTTTGTTGCTGTTGCCAATGAGTCGGCGTCAGCAGACAGCTCAGAGGTGGTTGGGGCTTCGGTCTTTAATGCTCCAATTCTGGAGGCTGCGGTTGGCGCAGACTCCGTTTCGTTTGACATTGAGTTTGGCGGCCTGATTAATGAGTCTGGATCTATCTCAGACAGCACACTGGCAAGGTTCCTGTGGGAGCTGATTAATGACAGTCAATCAGTGTCATGGCAAACTATTACGACGGATACGGGTGCCACTTGGAGCGTTGTTAATAATTCAGAA